AGCATATTACAAAATGCCACAATGAGCAAGATAAAACTAGAAATACAAAGGAAGAAAATTGGCAAAGCAAACGGATTCTAAAAAGCAGTTAGAGTATACTGTGGATGTGCAGAAGTTGTTTCTGCGCATGATGATCACCAACGCGGAACTTTATACCCGTGTTATGAACATTATGAACAGTGAAAATTTTGATCGGTCATTACGTCCTGTTGCAGAAATGTATAAGGAGCATACAGACAAGTATAGAATTCTCCCCGACGCTACTCAAATCAAAGCAACAACCGGGATTGATATTGAACCTGTACAGGAGTTGAGCGAAGGTCATTATGAATGGTTCTTTGATGAATTTGAATCATTCACTAAGAGGCAAGAACTTGAACGAGCAATTCTGGCAGCAGCAGACTTACTAGAGAAGGGCGACTTTGCACCGGTTGAAAAACTAATCAAAGATGCAGTTCAAATCAGTTTGCAAAAAGACATGGGTACTGATTATTTTTACGATCCTGCTGCACGTATCAATAAGTATTTCAATGCAGGCGGTCAAGTTTCTACTGGTTGGCCCCAGATGGATAAGATTCTTTATGGTGGCATGAGTCGCGGAGAATTGAATATTTTTGCAGGTGGCTCTGGTTCAGGTAAATCACTTGTGATGATGAATCTTGCATTGAACTGGTTGCAAGTAGGACTAAGCGGTGTATATATCTCATTAGAACTTTCCGAAGAACTAACATCACTTAGAACTGATGCGATGCTAACAAGCATGGGCACTAAAGATATTCGTAAGGATATTGATAATACCGGATTGAAAATTAAGATGATTGGTAGGAAGACCGGCAAATATCGTGTTAAAGGATTACCTGCACAAAGTAATGTTAATGATATTCGTGCATACTTGAAAGAAGTACAAATTCAAACTGGTATCAAGATTGACTTTGTTATGGTCGATTACTTAGACTTGGTTATGCCTGTATCTGTTAAAGTCAGCCCGACCGATCAGTTCATTAAAGACAAGTATGTTGCAGAAGAATTGCGTAACCTATCTAAAGAACTAGGTATCTTGTTAGTAACTGCATCACAGTTGAATCGTAGTGCAGTTGACGAAATTGAATTTGATCATAGTCACATTGCAGGTGGTATCAGTAAGATTAACACAGCAGATAACGTATTTGGTATCTTTACTAATCGTAGTATGCGTGAGCGTGGTAAGTATCAAATTCAATGTATGAAGTCTCGTAGTTCGACTGGTGTCGGTATGAAGGTTGACTTGGAATACAATGTTGAATCTATGCGTATTACAGATGATGGCGGAGAAGACGGAGATAGTGGAAATAGCTATAGACCCCAACCTAGTTCTAGTGACATTATGAACAGGTTAAAGACTAGTTCAAGCGTCACTGCGATTGATCAAAGTACGGGTGAGATAATGATGGGTGGGACTGACACTAAAAAAGTAGTAGGAGATGTACAAGGAACCAAGCTAAGATCGATATTGCGTGACATTCAGAAGAATAACATTTAATTAGATAAATACAAGTAGGATCTATACTATGCAAAGAAAAACACGCAGCCTATTGGAAGAATTGGAAGCAGTCGGTCAAAATCGTGACACTAAACATGTCATTGAAAGCCGTGCCCACAACATCATTACCAGTGCTATTAATCTATTGGAAATGATCAATAAACACTATGATTCTGAAAAAGCTCAAATCTTGGAGAGAAAGTTACTAAGTGCTATCAAAGCACGTGACCAGGGTAGATTCTCAAAAAGTTTGAGGAAAAACGATAATGAGAGCGAGTGAATTTGTCCTAGACGAGGGCAAAGCTAGCCGTCGTAAACAAGCTAGTATGAATGCTAGACGACGGGCTGCTAATACACCAGTACAACAAGCACCAGTACAACAAGCACCAGTAGCAGCACCAGTAGCAGCCCCGGTACAACAAGCACTAGTAGCAGCACCAGTAGCAGCCCCGGTACAACAAGCACCAGTAGCAGCACCAGTAGCGACTCAAGCTCAACCCACATATTTAGATAGAATTAAACAAAAACTCAGTGGTATGAAAAATCCACTGTCTACTCAGAGCAGAATAAGCAGCAGGACAAATCAAATCTTTATTGACAAATTTCTCAAGGATATGAATACAGCCGAGCAAACTTCAACTGGACTCAGGGGTGAGGCATTCGATGTAAAGAATTGGGTTAATCGATATCTGTTACAAAATAAATGGGATGCAGGTGATCAACAATCACAATTAGATAATGCAATTGAAGCAAACGATAAAAAAGCTATTGCTAAGACAATGGCTGCAATTGGGAAATACAATAATCTAGGATCAACTATTGCCGCAAAAGCAGCAGCAAAACAAGCTCCAACTCCAACTGCGCCTGCAGCTCCTGCTCCAACAGCGCCAACAGCTCCTACAAGGGTAGCACCTGCTAGACCTAGCGGAGCACCAACCCCCGAAGAAGAAGCTAGATTGCAACAACGTATACAACAACAACTACAACGACAGGGTCAAGCATAATGAACTTTTCTGAATCACTAAGGGCATTATCTGATAAGATTTTTTCCATCAACACGTTAGTTGAAACCGACGAGTTGACTAAAGCTCACGTAGAGCATCCTGAAGACTTAGTTTTTCATAATGGAAGTGCCGGAGCTAATCGTGGACTACAAGCTATCGTTGAAACAGTCAAATCTCCTAATGCTATTACTATCAAGTGGGATGGATATCCTGCATTGATCTTTGGTAAAGGATTAGATGGACAATTTATTGTGTGTGATAAGCACATGTTCAATAAGAAAGACGGATCCGGTCGTGTCACTAGTCCTCAAGCATTCGCAGCATACGATCAAGCACGTGGAATTGTTCGTGGCGATCTAGTTAACATCATTGCTAGAATATGGCCAGGACTACAAAAAGCATACGCCGGTAAGGGCTATTACTGGGGCGATTTATTGTTCAGTCAACCACTGCAAGAACAAGATGGCTTATATAAGTTCAAAGCTAACCCTAATGGAATCGCATACACAATTGAAGCTCATAGCGAAATAGGTCAATTGATCAAGGGTAAAGTTGGTGGAATCGCAGTACACCAATATATTCCGCCTGAGGCCACTAATGTGCAATACGCTCAGTTGTTAAACGGAACTATTGGTCAATTGAAGAACAGGGGTAACGTTGCTATCGTTCCTGCAGCAATGCCTAGTGTGCCTAAGTTAAAACTTAACAAAGCAGACATAGCTAAAGTACAACAAGTAATCAATCAAAACGGACCTGCTGCTGATAAGTGGCTATTACAAACTCCTGCAGGTACGAAGACTGTATTTCCGTTGATGTGAACTGTTTATATCAACAAAAAGATTGTTTCAGGAAATTTAAACAACATGGTAGGTGATTTCTACGAGTTCTTCAAAACTCGCCCTATGTCAGAGCCTATTCGTGCTAAACTAACTGAACACTTTCGTCAAAACGAAGCAGGCATTCAAGGTGCGTTTGCTATCTGGATTGCATTGTATACACTAAAGATGCAAATTGAGCCTCAATTAGCTAAAGCAGCAGAACAGAGTCCGGTTAAGGGCTATCTAGCTGACGGAACGCAGAGTCAAGAAGGATTCGTTGCTCACGGCGTCAAAATCGTGAATCGTATGGGATTTAGTCGCCAAAATCTAGCGGGTAGGAACTAATTTTTTCTACCTTGCATAAATAAGTATAGAATCGAAAAGATTCATAACAAAAAAGGAAATATATTATGGCAATTCAAACTAAAGTTCACGGCGACACAAAACCAGTCTTTGCAATCGACACCCTAGCAGGTAACGGCACTAACACTACTGGCACACCAGTAATGTTCTCTGGTCCTAAATTGGACTTCTTCTCTCTTGATCTAGGTGCAGACGTATCTGGCGAGATGGACACCAACGAAGCAGTTGAAAAAGTTATCACTTGTATCACTCAATTGGCAACTACACACTTCTATCAAGTAGAAGCAACTACTGGCGCAATGTCTATCGCTGTTTACCCAACAGCAGCATGGTCAGCTTCTGCATTGCAGACAGCTATTCGTGCTTTAGGCACTGTTGCAGGTTACGACTTGTCTGGTGCTACTGTTGCAAACAACGGTTTCAAACTAGCTTAATCAACTAAGTTGATCATAAAAAGCCCCTAATATTTAGGGGCTTTTTTGCCTCTATAAATAGTGTATGTCATTAAAAATTAGATGCTACACGCTTTTCGATATCACGAAGACCGGCGTAACCAATAGAAGAAATTCTAATAACCCTGATCCT